AGAGACAGATTTATAGCTCCTTTCTCCTGCTTGGTTTTTGGCATCTTAATGTTTATGCCGTAACCAGAATACAAATCAAGATTACCAGGGATAGCAATGATTAGTTTGATTGCTTTCAGCGATGCTGCCCTTAGATTTTTATAGGATTCTAAGTATGCTAACTCATCCAGATTTTGTGTGTTTTCTGATTGCTCTTGACTTTGACCTTTAGGATCAAAAAGTCTATTAGGCAACACAGTGTATCTAATTCTTCTCTTTGACTTGAGAAGTTGCTTCATTTGATCTGGCGTATCGGTGATAGGACACTTACCATTATCCAAATGCTCCATCTTACCCCAGAAGTCTTCTAGATCATACGATCCAGGTCCCTCAGAGTTTTTAGATTCTGCTGATAGTTTTGAGTTGCCAAACTTAGTGGGGTCTAGTGCTGTGCTAAATCCAGCGTAGGACCCATCTCTCATCGCACCAAGAAAGTTTCTATCATCAGGGAAGGTAATGGAATCAATACGATAACCATCCTGCTCACCATCAGTTTCCATTTTCTTAGGTTGATAAGCATAAGTATACAACACTGCCTCACCGTTTGCAACATCACTTTGACCGTCTTCAGACTGACCATTGATGTCCGCAATGATCTGATCAATAGACTTGAAGTGATACCCCATGATATTTTCCCAGAAAATAAATCCATTCTGAGATTCTTTTCCAGCAGAAGATTTCCTGATAGATCTATTGGCAGCAAAGTAGATAGTATCAAATGGTCTCCAGTTAGGACAAATGAATGGCAACTCATTCTGTGTCTCTTCTGCAAACAACTTCTTCTGAGTCATTGTACTACCAGTCACCTGACCTGTGAGGATTTCTTCAACAATCTCATGTGCTCTCGTTTTTTTATCAAACAAGACATCTGTATGACCAAACAATAGTTTGGCTTCATTCAGAATGAATTCATAAGATACTAGATTGATAATATAACCTTCTGCACTACCTTGACGAGATCTTGCCTCAATATTATACGCTTGGAATGTATATACATTCTGACTATCTCTCGCTTTGAGTTTAATTTTCCATGTCTCAGCACCAGAAAGTCTATCAATGACACCAGCAGCATCTTGCAGAACTAACTCTGCTGTCATTGCGGCAAGATCGATTCCCTCTTCGACAGAGAATGACATAACGAGATCACCGATGTCAGAGATACCCTCGTTATTTTCCATTACTTTGCCGTCTTTATAAATTTCGACGTTAATGGATGCCTGGGTTACTGTAGATGTCTTCATCACCCATTCCTCCTCATGAGATTGTTAGCAGAATTCATTTTCGACACCAAAGTTTCTTTGGGTGATCCACCACCAGTAGGAATAAATTGTTGTTTTGGTGCTGATGCTGCCATGACACTCTTATTTGCCTGTGCTACCTGTTGTGCTACTTGAGCATTTGCTTGCTCTGCTGAAGCTACTGCTTCTAGTCCTGCTTTATTCAATGCATCTTGTCCCATTTTCTTTTCACGTTTAGCATTATTAGTTGCTGCTGTTTGTGCTGTCATAATACTACCACTGCTACCAGATGGTCCACCAGTATTAGTGGAGGGAGACAGGGCAGAAGCAGTGCCAGTTGCTCCAGGCACAGCACTAGAAGAGGGTGCGTCCCCTGCTCCTGCTTGCTTGAGGTTTGCTGCACTACCAGTTGATTCAGCACTCGACCCACCACTACGAGCAGTGTGACCACTACCAGTCATGGCATCAGTCTTCTCAACCGCTGCTCCAGTTGCAGCCAAAGTTTCTTTGTCCTTTCCAGCACCAGCAGCGCCACCACCAGGAGATGCAGCTGCTGATTTCTCATCAGACCCTAGAGCTCCTGAGCTTGGTTTCTCTGCAAAAGGATTCTCACCCAGATCAACACCAAACTTTGAAGCAAGGTTTTTGAGGGCATCCATAGGATTGACCAGAGAAGCAGCAGCACCAATACCATTGGTCATGCTGCCATTATTATCCATGTCACTAGCAATATCAGAAGAGTCACCAGTGAAAGTTCCTATGCCACCACCTCCAGTGATACCAAACTCTCTCTTTTTCTTCTCAATCCTTTCACCCAATTCACCGATGGTAATCTGACCATCGTTATTCTGATCTAGACCTGCGTTGTGATCATACCATGATGCAGGGTGATGTCCCCAACTATCTCTGAATCCACCCTTCTTCGCAAGTACATAATTTGCATCTTTCTTTGCAAATGCAGGTAGATACACAGCAGTATACAAGTGCCCTGGTGTAGCATTTTTGGGCACAGTCTTCAGCAAGAATTTCTCAACATATTCCATCTGCTGCACTCTATCCATCTGCTTGAGAGCAGCAGTGGATGTGCCCAACTCTCTAGCAGTTGCAGGCATAAACTGAATCAAACCTGTAGCACCACTTTTGTTTTGTGCCTGAGGATTCAGTCCAGACTCAGATGCCATAAGTCCAAGTAGATCTGAAGGATGCACACCAACCTTTGCAGAAACTTCCTTGACTCTCTTCAGGAATGCATTGTCATTACCGACTACTTGCTTTGCCTTACCAGACAATGCCAAAGGAGTAGCACCACCTTCATCACCAGGAGCACTGCTACCGTCGTATCCACCCTTAAATCCTTTGGGATGCACAAGTGCTACAACTTTCTTAGTTGCATTGCCATAGACCATGCCGACGCCATCTACAACTGCTTGCCAGTGTCCGCTCCAAAGTTTTCTACCACCTTGCTTAGCAATAGCAGCATCATTACCACTAGATCCACGATTCCAATCCCAACTATGTCTGGTAGTGAAGATCAAAGATCCTGATGGAATCTTATTTTCCTTAACTGCACCCTTCCATTGATTCTTATTCATCTCCTTAACACGGACGTTGCCGTAAGGAGACTTAACAGCCTTTGGAGATCCGATGTTGACAGAAGTCCAACCATAGTCTTTGACTGCCTGTGACATCAAACCACGAGGGTTGTTAGGGTCACGAGCAGTTGCAACATGAGGAGCACCAATCTTAGCACCATTGCGCTGAGCAGTATTCAAAACACCAGTAACACAGCGACCAGCAGGAGCATTAACTAGAGGAGCACCATCACCCATCTTCTTCATCTCACCACCAGCAGCAAAAGCAGGAATCATCCCACCAATGCTCTTCATCATTTTTTCAAGACGCTTTGATTCTCTCTTTCCTCTCTTATCAGTTGGTTGTCCTTTACGATCAACCTCACCACCAGCATCAAACCCTTTCATCATACCGCCAAGGTTATACCCCATGCGGTTTGCTTCACCCATTCTCTGACCCATCAATCCAGGATTGTTTTGGGTTGCAGGAGTGTTGATAGGAATAACAAATCCACCCGATGCTTTCTGAGCAACGTATTCTAGACCGTGACCGATAAAGGACACTGAGTTACCACCATCCAGAGACACTGGATAACCTGACTGAGGTCCATTGATGAATCCACCACCAGCACGCAAAGCCTTTCTGACTTTGCCCCCCTTTGCCATTTCTTGATCGCCATCACCGCCACCACGATTAAACAGATATGTGAGTGCGGTGATTCCAAGACCAACAATACCAATCTTTTTCAGTTTGTTGGCCAGTTTGCCAGCAACCTTCCTCAGTCCACCTTTGAAACCTTTGAATGCCTTTGTAATATCTTTTAGTAGACTCTTAGGGTTCTTCAACCACTTGATTGCCAGGAAGGCAGTGCCTATAGACACAAATGCCTTAAAGAATCCACCTAGTCTCTCTAGGAAACTTGCATCTTCATTACATAGAAGTTGCCACAGACCATCAATAGCATGATAAGCAACAGTGCCAAAGAAGTTTGTGACTACACCTAGGATGTCAAAGAGCATCTCCAATGCTCTCTTTGTTTTCTTTCTATTCTCCTCGTTACTTAAAAACTTAAATGCAAGACCACCGATGACACCTGCTGCCACCATCTTGAGCAATTCAAAGATAGATTCCAACCATGATGGTGGTTTAACCTTTGTTTGCTCTGTCGGTTCTTTACCACTCCCCTTAGGAGCAGTTGGCATATTGAATATTGGTTTGAAGTCGTCTTTTGCCTGAGAGTCTACTGCTTTGAAAAGTTGGAAGTTAACTTCTCTCAACTCTTTCATTGACTGACCAATAGAGTTGAGAGTTGCTCCCAATCTATTCAGTGAAATAGTAGTGAGTTTAAGTCCTTCTTGTAATTTTACATTCTTCTTCGCATCCTTTCCCCTGCCCACCTTTTCAACAACGGGCAGAGTTGTGATCTTATAAAAATCAATCTTTGAATTCTTCTTTGGACGCGCCATTACTTACTTAAAAGGGAAGAGGTTGTACCGAATTTAAACTCTGTAGTTTGTGGTATAGCAGTATTTAGGGTATATGCAACAGGTTTCTCTACGAATACAATTTGAGTCGAGTTGTCATAGTCCATCTTACTCTTTAGATCGATGTTTAAACCCATGTCAAATGCATACTTACCATCGGCATTGACTGACGTGCCGAAGATCTCATCTAGGTTTAGTTGTGAATCGGCATCAGATTTTACCTCTGCTTTTTTAGTGAAAGGATCATTACTACCAGTCATATCAATACCAAACTTTCCAGCAAGACCCTTCAATGCATCCATGGGATTCATCAATCCTCCCAGCATTCCACCACCAGGAGTGGAAGTGGAAGTCTCGTCTGCACTCAGTGATCCAGAGTCACCAGTATAATCACCCGATCCAGGAGAATCACCCCCAGATAGGTCTGCTTCCTCTACAGCACTGACCTTGCTGTCGTATCCCTTAGCACCTGCCTTGATAGCATTAGCAAGTTGAGTTGACTTCGACTCAATGAATTGTGTAGGTGCCTTCAGATACTTCATATCCAAAGGTGCAATCTCTAGCAGTGTCTGCTTATAGTTGCTACCAACAAAACCCAGTCCTCTTTGAGCACGGTGAATACCAAAAGAACTATTGATTGCTTTCAGGATTGAATTCTTAGCACCTCTTGCCTGCATACCAGGACCGACACCCATGGTGCCTGCCATACCCATACTAGAGGGAGCATCCTGGTGAATTTCAATAGAGGTCATGCCTCTAGCAGCGTCTGCCTTACCTCTCTTCCAGTTGCCCTTAGGATCGCTGCCTGATGAAGTCCTAACTGGTTTTCTGTAGACAGCAAGACCACCAGACTTTGCAGCTGCTCTCTGTGCAATCTTATCGTTAAAGTATGCCTCGTTACTAAGGTATCCCTCTTGCTTAGCAGCAGGTACAAATCCTCCAGGTTGACCGTCCAGACCAGAGGAGTATTTACCACCAACAATCCTACCACCAGCAGTGCCGAATGCACCAGAAGGATCAGACTTCTTCATGTCTGCGTGACCAGCATAAAGAGATGCAATAGGACCACCTGCTGCATACTCATCAACCATTGCCATCGCATCTGCCGAGATGGTATTCCCATCACCAGATTCAAGATCCAGAGGATCACCCTCACCATCTTCCAGTCCCATACCCTCAGGGGGTTTGCCGCCCAACATACCAATGAGTTGTCCTAGGTTTGGCAACTTCTTACCAAAGGACTTCATTGTATCACCCAGTTGTGATGCGCCAGGAATCTTATTGATCATCGCTTCTTCAAATTCCTGCACACCTGGGACTAGATCTCTAGCAAACAAATATGCATCAATACCCATAGAGACTGGAGGTCCAAACTGACCACCAGGGAATAGACCTGCCAAGTCAAAACCAGCAGATAGTGCTTCCAACAATCCACCAAAGGGATCTTCATTAGCAAATCTGTCGTAGGCAAACAACATGTTTACCAGACCGCCAATGACAGGCAGTGCCTTACCACCTACTCGCTTGGCAATACCTGCAAAGTCACCAGCACCATTGATACCTTTCTTCTTCAGTGCTTCTAAAACTTTCTTTCCAATTGGTGTTTCAAACAGAGGTCCCATGACCTTGTTTGCCATTCCTTTTAACTGCTTCTGTATGGGCTCAAACATTTTGCCCAAAGGTTGCAGGATCTTATCCATGACAACCTGTTTTGCCTTAGCAGTCAGTGAAGATACACCATCGGTGATGAATTTCTTAGCATCACCAACCTTACTAGCAACAGCACTACCAATTGCTTTTGATTTCTCAACAAGTTTCTTGCTGAGACCAACCATGTCCTCCCATCTCTTTCTTGCTGCTTCAGAAAGATTGGCGTATTGTTTCTTTGCCCAGTCACCAACAACACCAAAAGCACTTTCTGCTCTCTTGGCAAGATCATCTTTTAGTCTCTTAGCCTTCTCTACTTGCTCGTCGAGGAAACCAAAAATACCACCCCTCTTCTTCGGAGGTTCTGTAGGTGGTGTAGGCGTCTTTGGTTTGCCGTCAGGACCTAACTCAAGGGCATCATCAACTAGATCATCTGCACCTGTCGTTGGTTTCTTAGGTTTACCGTCAGCATCAACATCAGTGCCCTTCTTTTTAGATGCGTCTGGTTCGTCTGGTTTCTTTTTCTTTTTCTTCTTATCATCATCTGGGAAGAGAGCATCCAGGATGCCACCAAACAAAGCAAACGGATTGAATACCAGCAACAATCCAGCAACACCAGTAAGGATTTCTCCTAGTCCAGTGATCCTCTCAATGAGACCAGAATCTGATCCAGTTAGCTTCTGCCAACCCTCCCAGACCTTCATCACACTGCCTTTAACGAAGTTAAAGATCTTCCCAAAGACACACTTAGCCTTCTCAAATGTCTCTAAGAATTTCTCTCTCTTCTCCTCGTCAGTAAGTATATCAAATACTCCTCGCGCCGCTAAGACGCCAACGATCATACCAAACCACCCAGCCAAGGGTCCTAGGATGGGTGCAAAGACCTGCATGAGTCCATCCTTGAATTTCTTTAGGATGATATCGAGAAGACCCAACTTCTTGAGTTTCCTCTTGCCTCTATTCTTACCAGACTTCTTCAGTTTAGACGTTGCTTTCTCTTGTCTTGCTTCAGCAGCAGCATCTCTCTGTAGTCTTAATTGTCTTCTCTTATCTTGCTGAATATTTTGGTAAGCAGCAACAGTTGCTTTGTTGATAGAGGTGATGTCATTGATGACACCACCAATACCTTCCATCGTAGTGCCGATACCATTGATTGCCTTAATAGGAGCAGCAAATGCACGTACAGTTGTAAACGCAGACTTCTCTAACGCCCCTGTATTTACTAACTTATATGGTTTGATTTTCGCCACTAGTGTTGCTGCTCCTTTAAACGTCTCTCTTCTTCTTTCAAGTATTTGATGAGAAGGGTGACATAGATTTCTTTCTCAAATGGTATGAGATTATCTATGTAATCCATGGGCCACTTGTGGTGATGCATCAAAGCAAAATTAGACTCATAATAATTCCGAAGATTATTATGGAGAAGGGCTACGCGAAAAAAGCAGCTAGTCCTTCAAGGACAATAGTATTTTCTACACCAGTATTAGGATTAGTGACCTTCATTGTATGTGACAATTTAGGCATTGTCTCAAAGAATTCCTGAATCAGTTTAAACTGAGCACTATTCATGTCCTCAAAGAAACTATTCAATTCCTTCTTAGTTGCATCCTTACACTGATACACTTGATTTGCATCAGAAATAGTATCTGCACATCCTTTGGCAAGTTCCATAACCTGATCGATCATAGAAGTGCCTTCTTCATCACCGAAATTCATCTTGACAAATTGATCCATGCTTGGATACTTCATAGTAAGGACCAAATCATCCGTCAGTTTCAACTCCCTAGTGTGTTTGGGGTCAGTCTTGACTTCGATTGCATCCAACTCAACAGATGCTTTGACTTCAGTAATTCCATCATCAGGACAGGTGACTGTCACATCAACAGATTCACCAACAGATCTTGTCCTGATTTGCAGGAAAAGATACTCAATATCAAAGGTAGTTAGATCCCTAGTGTGAGTAAGGTTTGTGCAGTCAACAATGATGCGAGTGATAGCATCGATCATATCTTGGTTCTCACCCGACTCCATAGCCAGGAAGAGAAGTTTTTCTTCCTTTACAAGGAAAGGTCTAAACTTAATAGCCTTGCCGCTAGATGGAAGTTTACATGTATATTGTGGTACATTTAACTTAGGTAATGCCATAGAAATTCACATCAGTAATTTTATTTAGGTGCTTATGTTGTGGTGGATTCATCCCTTGCTTCTGACTTAGCAAACTCAACATCCGAAAGCTCAGACTGACCAGAGACAGTGGAGTATGCTCCACCCTGATCATCAAATTTATCTGCGCCAAAGAATCTATATCTCTCGTAGTAGAAACCTACGTTAAAAGTTAGTAGAGATGCAGAAGCATTAGTCAGTGAAGCAGACCCGATATTATATGGGAAGACATTGCGAATGTCATAGATGCCAACTAGTTGATCATCTTTATACTTGGTGATGTCTTTCTCATCAACTCCAAGTTGTCTCAAGATTTTTTTGAAGAAGTCTGGAATTTTAAATTCAGGACCTCCACCTCTCTCCCACTTGAAGATATACATGTTAGGACAAACATAGTCATCATAATAATCTGTAAATTGATTAGCATCACTAGACATAATGCTGATCCATCTTTCAAATAACATTCTAGTCTTGTGACTTCTCGGCATGATAAAGTCCATGCTGATTTGACTGAATGTAGATGACGTTGCGTAGTTATAAGAAGATCCAACGTTGGTAATACTACCAGTTGTAACCTGCTTACTAGGTAGGTTTACATTGTCTGCATAATAATTCAACAGATTTCTGTTGTAAACAGGCTCACCCAGGTCAAACTTATTGGTAAGGAAATACTTACCACCTCGCAAAATATTTGGCGTGGAGAATCCTACAGACCATCGGTTAGCATAACTTGGGTGATTATCATTACCCTTAAAAAATGCTTGAAACTCAGACAGTCTTGTCCTTGGAGCTCCATTTCTTCTTGTTGAAAGATTGAGTGACATTAGATCTTTAATTCCTTCTCAGTGATGAGCATGAATTCCCAATTGTTATCCTTGCAGAATTCTGTTGCTGCTTTCCACTTTGCCTGATTGACACTCCATGTAACGACTTCGTTAATATATTTTTTAGTCACTCGTTTTTGTGTCTTAGGTTCTTTGGTTTGCCTCAACGGTTTCACTTCGACTAGATATTTCTTCTTCCCAACCTTGACATAAAAGTCAGGGAAATATCGATGTCTTTTACCATCAACAGGAGAGATGTATGGGATAATGATTTCCTCGCTACCCCACTCTTCTACAGAGGGTGTGAGATCACACCACTTCATAAATTTATACTCCCAAGAGGATCTATAAATTATGTTTTTGGGATCACCTTTATACTTACGAGGGAAACTTGGAGTGTAACGTCCTTGATACCTCATAAATAGACATTGTATAGTACTGTAAGTATTTAGCGTGGCAGAGTCAGTCCTTAAATATCCCACGAAGGTGCCAGTATCAGGTGATTATCTGAATGGTCCTGAGGCTCCTACTGGGAGAGTGGATTATCTCAAGATACAACGTTATAGAATTAACTTCGAGGCAGAATCGAGCGGTGGTTATGGTGGAGAGAATCTACCTGGCAACGAAGTTGCAAGAGTGCTCAACAAAACGGTGTGTTACCTTGCCATGCCCCCATCACTTTCGACGGGATACAGTGCTAATTATAGCACAGCTAGCATGGGTGCTGTTGGTGTCGCTGCTACACAACTGGTTGGTCAGATTGGTGGTGCTGCACAAGGCAGAGCAATGGATGCAGATAGAATCGGACAACAACTTAAGTCCGCTGCTGCCGCTGCGCTACCAGAATTTGCTTATAAGCAAGGTGCAAACCTAATCAACAGTGCTACAGGTGGAATGGCAGGTGGTGCTGGTGATGCAAACACTCTCCAGGCACTATCTTCTGGACGTATCATGAACCCATTCACCGAGCAGGTGTTTACTGGTGTTGGTTTTAGATCGCATTCATTCTCATTCAAAATGTTTGCGAGAAACAAATCGGAAGCAGTGGAGATCATGAGTATCATTAGATACCTGAAGACTGGTGTGCTTCCCATCTATGGTAATGCTGACATGCAAGAGGTTGAAAATCTACTCAATGCAGCAAAGAGTGCTTTGAGTGGAAATGGAGAAAACAATTCTAACCAAAGCACAACCGCAACTGATGATGGTAACAGTGGTGTTGTTGACCTGAGTAGTTTCAATGCACAAGGTGCCTACCTACAAATTCCAGATAGATTCCAACTCGAATTTGTCAGACTTGATCCTGCATCTTCTACTATCTCTAAACTTCCACACTACAAGTTTCAACCCTGCGTTTGCACAAACATCAGTGTAAACTACACTCCTGATGGACAGTATGTTTCTTTTAAGGACTTCCTTCAAGATCCATACACAATAGATAATACTGGTGCAATGGATCAATTGATGGTCCCTGCCGTTGAAATTAGTATGGACTTCGCTGAAACCAAGATTCTTACACAAGCAGACTCACTCAAAGGATACTAATGGCACAATATTTTTCATACCTTCCCGATGTTTATGTTGGGCAAGAGGAATCTGACGGGCGTCTTGGTTATAGACTGATCAAGAATATGTTTCGTCGTGGATATCTAGATCCAATTATTGAAAAATATATTACTGCTTTTGAAACCTTCTACATCACTGACAATATGCGTCCAGATGAGTTGGCAAATAAAGTTTATGGTGATCCA